ATATAGAGTGGTTGGGGTGGTGGATTATCCGATGCCAGGAAAGCGCCGCTATTCAGTGTGGCTTTTGAAAATACACAGCCTGTGGATGTAATTTGAACAAGATCCTCTGAAAACGTGTAAGTCCACGACGCGTTATTGTTTGCACCACCACCACTAAGGCGGGTGTATGTTATGGAATATGCCTCATTAAGTATCACGGCTGCATAAGTGCCTGTTGCTCCCAAGCTTATTTCCTGACCAGCAGAAGGGCTTGTGACATATGCCAGTATCTTTACCATTTTGGCAGAGTTGTCAAAAACTAACGCACCATTAGGACCAAAAACCCTAAGACCCCCTTCGCCAGTACCAACTAAAGGAGACAAGTTTGCGGGGACAAAGAAATATACAGTTACAGAGACCCCGACAGACCCTCTTTGTCCAGCAATATTAACCCTGTCGTCAGTTTGTGCAACAACGGATACAGCGACAGATGATCGAAGTGCAATGAGGCACTGACCCGGATATGGAACAGACACAGAAACCGATGAAAACGGGGAACCGCCGGCACCAGTTTCCAGCGAAACAACCTGCTTTGAGTGCAGGTAGTAGTTAGAGTATGTGCTATCAATCTGTACAATTCCTGAATCATTTTTAATACGAAGACCTGCATCCATCAGAACACCCCATAAATTATCAGAGTCTTTGTCGTCCCCTTATCTGCAGTGAGTGTGCTACCCGATATGGATACTTGATGCCTTCGCGCAGACCAACCATACAAATTCCGGACCTCAGGCTCTATAGGTCTGGCGGAATAGAAATACGTACCAGAACCTGCCGGCGGCAAGGCAATGTTATAGACTTGTCCTGAGTCAGCAACAAAGCTGCCTAGGATTCGTGGAAGCCTGTCCACAACATCTAGGACAACCCGGCCCTGTGCATCCCGGCATCTTAAACCACTTGGCATAATACCTCCAAAAGATAAGGGGCAGGAAGACCTGCCCCGTTAATGTCAGCTCAGTTTACCTAGCTCAACTCGCAACACATTGTTGTTATCATACACTCGCAATGTCCCTGCACTATACTCAAGACGGGCGCCACCAGCAGGTGCTACAATCCTGAAGTTATCCGCCAACACCGTGAAGTCCACCACCGTCCCATTATTACCAATCTTAAACCCGCCAATATAGTTATTAGCATTAAGGGCCAAGAATGCCTGGGAATTGATCGACGTCAACGTAGAGCCCTGAGAGTTTACCGTAGCAGTCAGCTCTAGTACCGTGCTTGCAGCTGCCTTGCCATCAACTGCAGCCTGAACCGCCGTGATTGAATTAGCATTGGCCGTAGTCCTCCCATCAATTGCCGTGACAGTTGTTTGCAGAGCACTCACGGCACTGGCATCGGCTTTATTTACCAGGGTTGCCTGCGCCTGGGCAATATTCTGCGAGTTCGCAGTTATATTACTCTCAGCCTGTGTCACTCTGGTTGTAAGCAGATTAACAGATGACGTGCTGGCCTTAGTATCCAATGACGCGGACACCTGCTGATATAGCTGCGTCTGTGCATCTTGGGCCGTGGCCAATGTCTGGAGCTGCTGGGTAGCAGACCCCTTAAACTGACCAAAGTCTGATGATACAGTGTCAACACGCCTCGACAATGCACTATCAGCATCGGCAATAACACTATATACAGTCTTAGCACCTGCATAGACATCCGTATCCCCCGCTGACCAATCAGTATCGCCGGCAGTATCCCCGTCTAGCTGTGCCTCTAGTGCAAACACAGACTCAGTCGCGCTGGTCACCTTACCATCAATGGTATCAACCTTTGTGGACAGGGTCTGTAGAGCAGAGGCCGATGCCTTGCCGTCCAGCGACACTTGCATACCATCAACGCGTGTGCTAATGGCAGACGTTTCTGTAACGCGGGCCGCCCTCTCTTGGTAGACAAGTCCACTGGTTAGACCAGCGAGATCATTGCCGGTGTAATTACCCCGGAGCTGCACAGCCAGAGTATTGCGCTGCTGTGCCTCTGCTGCCAATGCACTTGCATTAGCCTGCCTCACATCCTCGACCAGCGCCACCGATGCCCCAGGAGTTGGTCTGCCAATTGCAACCCAGTCTATTAGATAATAGTTACTGGCAGTTACTGTGTCTGATAACTTGACCCTAATCTGATCAACAGTTATATCAGTCCACGGTATGTCCTGGGCGTCTACTGTGGCAATTCCATTTGCATCAAAGGACGGCGAAGACAGCGCAGCAGATGACCAAGACCCAGTTGCAGATTTCCAGCCAACCGATCCCGACCAAGTTGGCGAGCCAACCTTCTTAATGCGCAACTTAACATACCTGTATGCATTGCCATTGATTCCAAGTCCAGCTGGCGAAAGTGCGTATACATCCCCAGGATTGAGGAAACCAGATGCAGCAGTCCCATTCCACCCTTCCGTGCTTGAGTCAAAGTACCAAGTTTTAACCCCATCAAACTGCATGCCCGTCCCCGCACTAATCTGCGATATCTGATACGCAAGGGACTCGTCGCCGGACTGCCTCAATTGGTTAGCAGCTTGGATTGCTGCTTTTCTGTCTAATTGCTCATTAAGAAGCGCAGCAGTCTGGTCTGCAATAGATTGATTCAGTGCGGATGTTACTTGCTGCACCGCTGCATCGCGTGTGGCCGCTTCGTCCTGCACCTGCGTGATAACTGCATTGATAGCATCAACACGGGCACGTGCCTCGGCCTCATCACGCTGGAAAGCATCAACTATTGCCTTAGACACATCACTATTGATTTGATCAAGGAGTTCGCCGAGATTTTTGCCCAATGACCGAACAATTGTGAGAGTCTGATTAGACAATGTGCCCGATGTATTTACTGCACGCAGGGAAAATGTATACGTACCAGATACAGGCGTCGGAGACTCAAAAGGAGCAGTATGGAAACCACTGCCATCATCGCCAGCCACAGGCAACATAGTCTCCCACACGGGCGATTGTATAGAGCCTTGGGTGTACCTGATCTCAACACCTGCATAGTCTGCACTTTGGATGATATCGGAACCAAACCCCCACACATACCTACGAAGTCCCCCTGACACTTGCTGCACATCAAATATGTCTGGATTGACGGGCGGCGCATCTGCACCCTTTGTTGCAAACACAAGACTTTGCGAATAACCCGCTAACCCATCCGGATTAAATGGCCTTACCGTGACAGTATAGACACCCGCACCCGGAATACGCCACGTTGCAGATCGCGTGGTTGAGGAAGTCTGTAGTACACTGTCGCCAGATCCTTCGGCCATCAACACATCCGCCCTTGCGTATGGCCCAGAAACTTCCCAGGTTGCACTTAGCTCGGTGTAGACTGTGTTACCTTGCACGACCTGCGCCTCTACAATCTTTAGACCACTTACCGTAGGCCGAGTGTTAAGACCCGATCCGTTAGCTGCGGGGATATAGTCTCCTGTCTTGACATAGTTCCAAAATTCCGCAGATTCCGGGACAACAGATACTTGCGCACCCTTTAGATCAGCATCAGGCGTAATACCTACAACACGTACAGTATATCCCGGACTAGTTTTAAAGTCATAGCAGTATGTGCTATCCCACGCAGGATTATCTGGGCCATCTCCGGGAAATGCTGCATCGGTAGGCCATGCACCAACAAGCTGGACAGATCTTGAAGGCGATGAAAACGGCTTAACCTGCATAACACGATAACTAAGCTCGCCAGGTATCCGGATACCAATATACGCATTGCCGGATGTGGGCGGCGGCACCTCTGTGTCAAGGTACAGCGTAACCACACCACCAATCTTTGCTGCGGACATCAAACGACCACTATAGCCCCACTGTGTGAGGTCATGCGATAGAGACAGCACAGATAGACGACGATATGTGATATGCTCAATATCCGCGCCGAATGTGATATCCTTTGCCTGATAAAGGGACTGCCCCAAATGATACCGAGCCATTTCCGCAGCGTGCTTGGCAGTTGTAATTCCCTCTGCCTGGATGCGTGCAGGGTTAAGGGCAGTTGTAACACCAGGCGATGCTACACGTACAACAGATGTATCACCAATGCTTGCATCAAAGTAGCTAAGCTCGACACCGTCTGCAGTGTTGGATAATGTGTAGTCCACACCAAACTGACCTTGACGAATTGTGCCCATGCCTACAACAGCGCTTACAGGCTGGTTAGAACCTGCCCATGCAACGGATATTTTTCCAGTCGCATTTGTTACTTGACCAAACCCGACAAGGGCAATTGACTCCAAAACCTCACTATGTGTCCTGCTATCCTTTAAATAGTAGTTGTATCGATAGTCATTTGCCTCACAATGTAAAATAAATGCCTGGAATGCTGGGATGTCAATAAACATGTCTGACAGCCCCATACCCCCAACCAGATTACCTGCATCATCGTAGTAACCCCGAATATATGCAAGCATCTGTGCGCCGGGGTTACTTAAACCCTTCTCGACCGTGTCAGCTATGACCCACTTACTACCGTCCCATGTCTGTACAGGCTTTGCAGTTACACGCATCTTTATCTCGTTGGGCGTGCCCGATAGTTGCCCTGTCGCCTTAAAGACAAGACCAACACGGGATATGCCCATATACTGGGCAGGGTCCCTTTGCACAGATGTCAAGCTGGTCAGGCTAAACTGGGCCACGTCATTATCACCAGTTAGAGACATAACACTGCGGGTTACCCTTACTTCATACTGCCCTGGCGGCACATCCTTAACCAGAGAGATGCGATGCACCCTCATATCTCTGTTTGCAATGTATTTACTTGCCAGTTCTTGCCAAGTACCGCCGCCAACCGCCCTATATTCTGCCCGGATTGTACCCTCATTAAATAGAGCCTTACCACTCTTGCTTTTGCCGAATAGTGTATACTCAATATCGGCCTGTATCCTAACTGTGTCCGTGGGCGTTGTCCGAATAACTGCGCTCGGGTTTTTATCCTCATCCTGGAGCGACCCACCCGGCTGGCTATCCACGTCAGTGAACAGGGGCAGAGTTTGCTGAGGCATCCCGGACATTCCAGATGTGTACATCTTTGAATCCGGGTAGTTTGACAAAGCGTTATCGCCATTTCTAACATTTTCAACCTTTGCAACGTTAACGCCCGGTGTAAGCAGCAGATATAGATACTGGTCATCACCATCGAACGACGAATAAGGTTTTGAAAGAAGGTCAGGTGCAATATCTATAACGCCAAACGGGATCCCCAGTGCCTGGTATGGCCTGCTAGAATTAGTTGCGCCGTTAAGGCTGTAAACTCCGCCAGACTCTTCCGCCGCCGGCGTTTTAGGTGGCTTTGGACCAAGAACCTTATTAATGATGACCGAGCCTGCTACATAGACTGCGGTGGCAGCCACTGCACCGTATGCACCGGCAACAAAGCCGCCGGCTGCACCGATACCAAAGGTAAAATACGTCAGGACAATCAGTGCGATTAATTGCCATGCCTGTTTATTGTCTACAGTGCTCCGCACCTCAATCAGGTTGCCATCCTTTGGGAATGTCTTTGTCCACATCTCTACAGGCACTTGCCTACCACCAATAGTTACTGCCCAGCCGCCGTCCAGTGCCTCAGGTGTGTGCGCCGCCAGGAAACTATACAACGATTGACCCGGCTGTAATTGTGCCGGGATGTGCTGCTGCCCGTCCAGTGTTAGTGGGTGCGGGGTAAAAACTAGATTTGATGCCATGTGTAATACCCCTCTATTTCGACGCTGGTATCAGGCAATGTCCTGACCTGCTGGGCTGTTGAATAACCTGTGTCCTCTGAACAATGTAAAACCCATCCCTCATGGGCAATAAAAAAGTAAACACCAATATGCGTTGCCCTTTTTTTGCCACATTGCCTCATAAGGACAATATCGCCATCAACAGGAGACGAAGTAGGGCGCACATATGTCTCGGACAATGACTTAATATGCCTTTGTCCACCTGAGCTGATTCTAGGACGAGATGCCGGGAGATGAATATCTCTCCCGAACATCTCCCGCTGCACCTGGATGACAAAATCAGCACAGTCATACACATCTCGATCATAGCGCATACCAATGTACTGATTTATATTCATTTAGAATAGCCCTGGTGTTATAAATGGGGTGAATCGAAGCCTGCATGCTTGCTGACGCATTATTGAGTCCATGCTGGCAGTTAATGTCACTGTCTGAGCATCAATGCTCACCCTATCAATAGGCATGGGGATAATTCGGTAGAACTCCCCAGGCGTCTGCCGATCAGACAGCTTCAGCACCGCTGTCATCATTTGATCAGGTGGTCGCTTTTCTAGGTCCTCTGTTACATCCCTGCCAACATTCGACATCTTGATCTCAAGTACACCATTACTGCCCGACCTGTCCTCAGGCAAGGTAATCGTAAACTCAAGACCAATATAGTCTTGGCCATTAATGTTCCAATCCTTTACGTCCTTTACAAGCCGGAGAGTATCTGGCAAGTATGCCGCGGATATTTCCAGCACCTGCAATATGCCACTGTAATCAGTCAGCCTCTGTCTATTGGATACAAAGCTCATGATGTCCTCAAGTATTCAATGTTAAGATCCCTGATAACGAGGCCTGGCTTAAGCACAGTGATCCCACCAATCTTCCCCTCCACAAACCTGGCATTGATTGTCTGCCCTGTTCGTGGCTGGATCATTGTGAAGAACCCAATCCTCTGGATGTCATTTAGATACCAGCTGTCGAATGCATCAATATTGGCCTGTCCCTGGATCAAGGCCCTTACAGTGAAACGCATCAGGCCATAGGTGTTTTTAATGCGCTGCTTAGCCAGCCCCCTTTCCATTTCACTTCGCTCAATTGCCGGGTCATACTCTTCGCTATACCCTTCTACAATAAGCTGGCAATAGCTAGGTAATGTGCTCATTTACGATCCTCCACTTTGAATCTGCTCTTGATCGCCGAATATGCTGGTCCTCTGCCTGTGGCAACGTTGCTTGCAATCTGGCTCTCCACCTTCCCAAGGAATACGGAAATATCGAGTTCCCCGTTTTCTCCCATCTTGGCCTCTGACCTTGCCCCATCTGAGCCTGCACCAATAACGGTTACATTGACATTGGGCTGCATTGGCATTAGTCCTGGCGAGTATCCACCAACAACGCCTCCGGCTGCATATCCTTTGCGACCCTGTCTCATGGCCTCAACAGCAGCAACACCGCCAGCCTTTGCAATGTCAGACTGCGACCACACAATCTCTCCACGGTGCACAACACCTGCTGGGTCATTCACGCCGCCAGGACCTGTATATCCGCCGGAGGCAAAGCCAGACAAGAGGCCACCAGCAGCACTGCCTGCACTAGCTGCACCGCCACCAATTCCACCAAGCACAGTGCTGAACAAAGACGATACAGCCTTCTTCGCTGCAATCCTTGCCAGATCCGCCAGGATGCTATTAGCCATGTCTTTGAATGACAATTTGCCAGTGGTGGCTACAGTTACAAACACATCCTCTAGGCCTTTTGCTACACTCTCTACCGACGATTTAACAGCACCAGCAACATTACCAGCTTCATCAACATAGTTTTGCAGACCCGCACTCAGACCCAGCAACGCATCACCCTGCGCAGCCTGTAGCTCAGAATATTTTGACTTGATAGTCTCTACCTGCTGGGCTGCCGCCTCCTCCACACTGGACCTGTTTGCAGCTGCTGCTTCAGGATCAATTTGCCGTGCCTGCTCTTGCTGCGCAATCTCGCGAAGCCTCTTGGCCTTATCTTCCAACACAGCATTGATCTTTGTCTCGATCTCAAATTGTCTATCGCCTAGACCGATACTTCTGATCTTGCTGTCATAGTCATCCGCCATTGCCTTTGTTGTGGCATCCAGTGCGTCCCTATAGGCCTTCAGGCCAGCTGCACGCTTCTCAGCTGCGTCTGCCTCTTCCTTGGTGATCTTAGCCACACGCGCTGCGCCCTGTTCCTGGAGGGCCGCTGAGCGCTCCTGTAGGGACTGAATCTGCACTGCAATTGCACCAGACTTCTGCCGTGCCCCTGTCTGCTTCTCAAGCTCCGCAATCTGCTTCTGGATACTGGAGACCTCAACCTCAGTCCCCTTGATGGCAAGATCACGCAGACCGGCGTAGTAGTTTTTGGCGGACAATTCCCGGGCCTCATACTGCTGCCGCAGATCCTGTGTCTGGTCCTCTAGCGCCTTCTTCTGGTCTGCTGCTTCTGACTTAATGGCCGACAGCCTTGCCGCCCCCAACCCACCATCAGATGTGGCTCCAGCACTCTTGGTTTTCTGGCTGGCATTGAACTTGTCGGTGGCAATCTGTAAAGCCTTGTCGATAGCCGCGCGATCAGTTACTCCGAGCCTGTGGAGCCGCGTCTTCTCAGCCTCCAACCGCTCAGCAAGTGACTTGGAACTCAGTGCTGCCTGTTCCTCTGCCCGAGCATTCTCGTCGCGCAGCTTGGCATTGGCTTCCTTGGCTCTGCGTTGCGCCTGCGGATCTGGAGCTGATGGATCAACCAAGGTGACAAATTGCGTCTGCAACTTCCGAAGCTCTGCCTGGGCTTCCCTAATCTTTGTTGCGCGCGACTCGTTGTTTGACTGATTGACGTCGAACTTCATCGCGCGCGTTTGCAAGTCAATAAACTGTTTCAGTTCTTGGATTCGAGCGCCGGTAGAGCTGTCGCGGCCAACGGCTTTCAGAGCGTCCCAAGACTCCTTTGCAGCATTTGTAACATTACGCCAGGCACGCTCGATGTAACCTAGATTAGCGACCACTTCCTCTGACCGCTTTTTGAGCGTGTCGCTATACAGCTGCATAACCTGGCTGGCTGCTTCAGTCTGCCGCCCACTCTCGACGAGCGACTGTACAAATGCGATCTGAGAGTCGTTTGCAAATCCAAGCTGCTTGTCTAGTGCGATCAGGGCTTTGACCGGGTCGTCCGCGATCTTGCTAAAATTTCCGATAACGTCTTCGACAGCAGTGCCAGTGGCAACAGACCATTTCAGGGCTGCCTCGCCCGCGACCTCCATCTGCGACATGGTAAAATCACCAGTGGATGCAAGCTGCGCAAGCACTTCCACCGCCTTACCAGTGGTTACTCCCTGCACGTCATCGAGCTTGCTAGCGGCATCGATAAGGCTCTGAGTCGTAGTGCCGGCCACATTGCCGCTCTTTATCAGAGCTTCATTAAGGGCTGTAGTCTCTTGGCTTCCTTTGTAAGCAGCGTAGCCCAGGCCGGCGATTGCAGCAGCGGATACAGTGACAGGATTTACCACGCTCATGATAGCAGATCCCACGCCTTTGATGGCTCCGCCCACAGAGCCATACAGTCCCTGTAACTGTGAACCTTGCTGGAACAGAGCTGTCAGCGGGTTTTGCCCGCCCTGGATCTGCACCAAAAAGTCCTGAATCTGGGCCGGCGTGCTTTGACGTGCAAATCTCAACTGCCCTTCGCTAATCGAAGGCTTGCCCGGAGCTACTGCTGACCTGGCTGCCTCCGCCTCTAATATTTTTTGGCCACGGGCGGTGCTCAGCAGCTTGCTGAGACGATCCCGTATCTCCACCTGCTTCTGTAAAGCTGCATTTTCCTGCTCCGTGGCTGCTGCCACGTTGACGGACGCGGCCTCGCGCAGCTTCTTTACCTGCGCATCAAGCGCCTGCGTCAGCTTCTGTGCCGTATCTCCGGTGGTCTTCTGCGCGATGTTATATCTGAGAATCTCTTCCCTGCTCAGGCCATATGTGTTGACCTGTCGCAGCAAGCTATTTTCGACTCGCTTATTTGCAGCCGTCTGGCGAGTCGAAGCTTTGTCGACCTCGCTGACCAAGGACTGCACCGATTGTTTGGCGTCATTGACGCTCTTTACCACCCCACTGCTATCGCCGGTCAACTCGATACGGCTGCGACCTATAACATCTGACATCGTTTGCCCCTCCTAAAAATATGAGAGGGGCCGAAGCCCCTAGTTAGTTATTCTCGCGATCCACTGGATTAAACGTGTGGTATTTTTCTTTTGCGGCTGCGCGGGCCTGGGCGGCTTCTTCTAGAGTGTTGAACAGACCCAGGTAGATCGTCTTACCATCAACCTTGATTTGTGCCTTCCATTTCTTGGCATGTTTGTCCCAGAACACACCAGTCACACCAGATGTGTTGTTCTTGTTGTTGCCTCTGTTCTGATGGTTTTCTGCATTGCTGCATTCGCGAAGATTATCAATCTTGTTGTTGGTCTTGCAACCATCGATGTGGTCTAAGTGTTGGCTTGGCCAGTTGCCAGTAGACAGCAGCCAGGCAAGGCGATGGGCCAGGTATTGCTTGCCATGAACACGCACCTGTAGGTAGCCACCGCTGTGAGGACTCCCAGCAACACTACCTACCTTGACCCTCCTCGCCTTAGCAACCTTCCACGTCAGCTGGCCTGTTTCTGAATCATACGACAGCAGTTTGCTAGCTTCCTCGAATGACAAATCATCTCTTGCCACAATACATCCTCGTTAAGTAGTTAAAAAACTCGTGTGACGGAACCAAGATCCGCTAGATCTTTGCTCTGCCCAACTATCATGTCTGCCAATGCCACTATATCACCCATCCGTGCATTCGACAACAACCAATGGACCATCTCTTTACATCCCAAGTATGTGCAGGTCTCTTCCACAAGGAATACAGCCTCAGCTGGGACAAACCTCTCATTGCGCTTGCTCATGACACATACCTCTAGTTAGTTGGTTGCTGTAGAATACACAGCCCGTGGGCACCTGGCAACATGCATGCCCACGGGTGTTTAACGTACGTTCAGAAAGCCGTTGATTCGCTACGCTGGCCAACGACCAAGGCCTCGATAGACCCGCTACCATAGGTAACAGGCTCATTTACACACTACTCACTCAATTTTTTCAGCGCAGCAGATTCCAGGATTGTCATATGGTCCATCACCCTGTCACGATCTTCGCCTTCCAGCCCCTTGTGCCTTAGGATATCATACAATACAACCCTGTCAATGGACATGGGCCCGGAAGGCCCACATCGCCAGCTCGAGGCTGCCTCAATGAAGACCTTCACGCTTTCCCAAAGTTCAGGCCAGACCTCTGCCGGTGGCTCGTGGAAGTGTTCAGGTAGAAACACAGACCCTTCCTTCCTCAGTTCCTCCAGGGTCGGAACACGATGGTAATACCCATCCACTGCGCTTGTCAGTTTAAATCAATCGCCACCCGCCGAGCGTCGTGCCAAGCCTCCAAGAACCCAGCGCAGATACCCGGATAGTGATCTTCCAGATCTGCAAATCCCTGAGCGGTCAATGCGACCTCCGCATCCCACGAGACAATCAACTCAACCAACAGGTTGCCCAGGCTGATTTCTGATGCTACCAACGCCTGGAACTGGCTTGACGTAAAGTTCCTAAAGCTGACTTTGAATTTCAAACGCTGCCCCGTGCCCTTGAAGGTCACGATGTGGTCAATTGTCTTTGGAGCATCGCCCAGACGGACAGCCATAAATTACCCCCGCACCAACGTCGTCGGACCAACGCACGAGAAGGTAGCACTGACCTCCATCGGAGCATTCTCGGCCACGCTGGCGCTATCGTTGAACGTCATAAATGCACAGTTTAAGAAACGGTCCCCGTTCGGCAGCTGCCGGCGCAGCACAACAAGGGCATTGCGGTCCGATACCGATTTGGCAGCGTCAAAGTACGTCGCATCCGGATCGTACGCGAAACGCAGCGTGATCACCAACGGGCTGATGGTGGTCGGAACGCTCAGCTGGCGGCCGCTGGAATCTTCCAGGAACTGACCAGTCCAGAACGACTGCTCATTGCCCGACTGACTGACACCCAGCGTTTGGCCGAAGCTCGTGAACGCACCAACATCAGTAAGGCGCACAACACCGCTGGAAGTGCCTGCCAGGCGACGGCCATCAACACCCAGCAGGGTGCTGCCCGTGCCAACCACGGTGGCAGTGTTATTGAGATACGGGGCGCCAGCAGCAGACAGGACAACCACATCGCCAACATCAGCGGTGGTGCCGGTCGCAACGGACGGATTAGCAGCAGTGATCGCTGCAACTGTGGAACTCGTAGAAAGGATCTCCGCAAATGCATGCGTAATACCTTTCGGCATAATGATCGCCATTAATTTTACTCCTAGGTTAGGTTAGGTTATACCACATTGAAATATCTACTCTACTGCCATACAACTTAAGCTCACGCACGTAATCGTCGATGGGCTGTGACAGTACCTGCATATCGTTTGACTCAGACACAAGCCTCAGCACTTGTACAGTTGCCAGGTATGCCTCTTGCTTACTACGGGACCAGATCTGCACCTGCACCCGCGCATTTACCTTGTCAGGCATGCCGCCCTCATTCCAATAGATAGGCACACCGCCCACTCGCTGGTAAATGGCATAGGCATCCAACGGCGGAGCATCCGGTGGGATGTCTGCATATACTCTGCCACCAAATACGGGATCAATCAGCTCTTTCAGAACTCTACCATAGCTCATGTGCCACCCCTTTGTAGCTCTGCATACTTCTTAGCGCCCGCTGCCCGAGCAATGTCCGGGATCTGCATTGCAACTGAGTCATAACCAGGCCGGAGAAATGGCTTGGCGGGTATCCACTTAGGGTTAACAAGCTTTACCTTACTTGAGTACCATTGCCCGTCTTTATCCCGGTATGCAGCATGCGTTTGCCAGTGACCGAACTCCAGCAGGTGACCATGCGGCGCAGCCTTCTTACGCCACGATACTGCGTATGTTTGGACACCATCTAGACTTTCCTCGGGTGAGTATGCCACATACACATTATTGCGCAGCTTACCTGTGTCGTCATTGACAAATGCCTTAGCACTCTCACGCACGGCAACTGCTGACTCATATGTCATCGTCCGCACAACGTCCGAGCTATGCTCGGCAACTGTCTCCAATCCAGCCAGGATACCAGTAATATCAACAGATCTAATATTAAGTTTCATTGGTGCCCGCCTGTGCTAGCATGTATGCATGGGATCTATCAGCAAAGTCCAGAATCACCCCAGTTACACTTAGGATCATATCCCGCGATGTAAAGGGCACCCGAATCAGTAGCCTGTCATCCGGCTGAGGATCAAGCCGCCTAATAGTCTCGGACCTGACTTCCAGTGAGTAGTTAACAATGCTCGCTGGCACACCTGCACCCACAGAGGATCTAATTGCACCCATGCCGGAGTCATTTTTTACATTTGCATAAAATGCCCCAACCTCGGACCAGCTGTGCTTAGGTGCACCCCATTCGTCTGTGCCGTCCTGACGCCTCTGCAATACAATCCGTGTCTCTAGTTTACCAGCGTAGATTGGCATCATCTCACCCCGGCAAACTTTCGGTACGGATGCAGCAAATTCTGGGCGCTCGAAGTAACTAGCCCGGAACCTTTAAACCATGCCTGCTCTCTATTTGCATACCACTCGCCGAGGGTAAGCAAGATAGCCTGCTCGATGGTCCTTGTAATAAGCTGCTGATCACCAGGATCTACGCCTGCTTCCTGATCAGTCAGCATATCTGCCGGCGTGTCATACAATTTGCGGTTGATAAACAGCTCCGCTGACTCCCTTGCAGCCGGCAGTAGCTGCTGCATTACATAATCCATCTCGTCATCTTCATACAACTCTGCCTGCAAGTGCCTTTGCACCATTGCCAGTGTGATCATACCACCTCCAAAGAGAGAGGGCCAGTTTCCCAGCCCCCTCTCTTATAATCAGGCGAAGGCGCCCGTGATCAGAGCCTCAGGACGGTACACAACCAGAGCCAGACGCTCTTCCGCCAGGACCGTAACCATATTTCGCTGAAAATCGTCGTTAACGTAGCCGATTTCAACGCGTGCGTCCCACTGGTCAAAGATCTGAGCAGCCAGATCAAACGCACCAACCAGGAATTCGCCCGGCGCCATAGCCTGGGTAGCAACCACCGGCAGACCCCACAGGGTCGGCGTCAGGGTGCCACGGGCATTGCCGATCAGGTATTGGTTGTTAGCATCCTTGGCGAGCTCAATCGCCGCCCAGTCAATCGGGTTGATCACAATGCCGCTAGCCGGATATTCGGCCAGGCTGGCCTGCAACATCGCCAGGCGCAGCTGATCAACACGGGTAGCACCAGCAATGGTGGTCGGAGCAGCATAGGTGGTGGCCTGCGGGATCAGACCCAGCAGACCATCGTTTGCACCGGTACCACGCAGGATTTCGGCATCTTCCTTAACCTTCAGGCCACGGATCAGGCGGTTATTCATGTACGAGGCAAGCTGCGGAGCATCCGACAAGATCTGGCGGGTAGCCTTCATGGTGTGCGCGATAACGTGCGTGGTGTCAGTCTTCTTCGCAAATTTCAGCGAGCTTTCGGGCTTGAGGTCGCCCTCAGCAACGATGGCAGCATTGTTGACGAAGCCAGTTTCCTGCACGTATTCGATCAGGGCGCTGTCGGTACGGCCCGAGCCAATCAGGTCACGGACGGTCAGCCGTGCATCCGGCGGGGTCAGGAAACCCGGCAGACGGTTCGGCGTGGTCAGCGCACCAGCAGAGCCATTAGCATCAGTGCTGGCAGTGTTAAGAGCCGCCTTGATGTTCATGGTCGCACGGGCAGAACGGTCGTTCCAACGACCCATGCTGGCCTGGAACTGCTCCGACGCCACAAACATATCGCCAACGGAGACATGCTGGACATCTGCACCTGCACCATTGCCTTCCAGCTCGGCCACGCGCTGGCGGGCAGCCTGAACTTCGGCCGACAGATTGCCCACAGTGGCAAACAGCTCATCCACCTTGCTACGAGCAGAGGCATTCAATTCGCCATCACGGACGGCGCGCTCACCAAACGCCTTCAGGCTGTCGGTGACATTGGCCAGGGTCGCTTCGAGCTTCGCAGTAATATCAGTCATTTTATTTGTTACTTTTGGTTAGATAGAGTTAATTTTAAGTTGGATAGCCAGGGCCTCAAGGGCTGCAAGGCTATATTCATTGATACTTGCAGTAACAACAGGTTCCGCACTGGCTGCCAGTTTAGTTGGCTGTTTTGCAGATGGAGTTACAATGGAGTCAGCAAAGCCCATTTTTACGGCCTCTTCTGCGTTCATCCAAGTCTCGTTATCCATCATCTGCACTACAGTGTCTTTTGCCTGGCTAGAGCGGGCAACATAGATATCTGCCATGGCAGAGTCAAAGGGCTTCATCATTGCAGCAACGGACATCAGCTCCTTGGCGTTACCACCAATCACCAGATGGCAGTTGTGGATCATCAAGAAGGCGGATGTATGCATGTTGATCTGATCGCCAGACATGGCAATCACGCTTGCTGCTGAGGCAGCACGGCCCACAACATTAACAGTGACCTTGCCTTGGTGCGCAATCAGCTGGTTATAGATTGCCAACCCTGCAAACATGTCTCCGCCAGGGGAGTCAATATTTACAGTCACATCACCAGGCCCCATTGCCTCCAGAAATGAGCCAATCTGAGCACTAGTGGTCCCATCATTAAGATCATCACGACCAATAACCGAGAAAATATTAATCTCGCGGCCATCACGCCAAGCTGCACGCGGCGTAATATCCCACTTAGCCTGGATCTCTTTGTTCTTGCTGAGTGTATCTGGATCCAGCCTGCCCTCTGGTGCAGCAGGCATGCTCCTATTGCTCATGTTTCCTCCTATTTAGATGCTTTGTCCTGCTGTTGATTACCCAATCCAGATGCAGGCTCTGGGCTGGTTTGTAGTCCAATGGAGTCCAACGGGACCATGGCACTTTGCACGGTCAATACTGCTGCATTACCCCCAAGCTTTGGCAGGCCCTCGATTTCTCTCGCCTCATCACGCGTCATCAAACCATTATTAACAAGCTGGCTGTAATAGCTGCTTCGCGCAGCACTGTCGGCACGCAACAATGCACTGGTGTCAAAGTCTGCAAAGTATCTACGGCGCTCCGCAGGAGAAAGCAGATTTAGTGCAATACTCTGCTCAATGCGCCTCAGCCAGGGGCTAAGAGTCATTGAGAGGAAGCCCAGCTGCTGGGATTCAATGCCGCTCCCCCAACTCGTTGTGCCGGCACTGCTGTGGCCGATCATTGACGGCGGGACACCGAAGAATCTGCAGATAGACTCCACGCTATATTGGCGTGATTGCAATAGCTGCGCATCGACCGGGTTCAGACCAAGGGACTTTACATCCATTCCCCCCTCCAGCAACGGTGCACGCCCTGCCTCGACAGATCCAGAGACCTTCTTCGCAAAGCTGTCGTACTGATCATCAGTCAAGAATCGGTCAATCTGATAGTATACACTTTGTAACTGCCCATTGCGAAACGCACGTGCTGCTTGTGCCTCAGCCGCGATTGCAGTCCCAAAGATTTGGGCACCATAGCGGATCGCAGATAGACCATTCTCTCCATCAAGGCTGTAGCCCATTATCTTCCATATCTGCTGCCGCGGGATGTCGATCATCTGCCCGTCAGTCCTGCGATACCTGTAGGCAGTGTTGCCCTTGGTATCAGTGGTGATGGTCAGCCTGTCGTTGGCCAAGTATTGTAGGCTCTCAATTCGACCATCAGTCAATACTTTGCGGACATAGGCGGTCCCGTCCAGTAGCAGGCGAGTTACAACAGTTTGCCAGAAGTCGAAGGCCGTCTGGTTACTGTTTGGCCCATCCAGCAAAAGAGTGTACAGGGGGTGATTAACAGCTTCTTTTCGACCATCCTGAGTACGCATGTACATCGTGAGAGGCAGTGCTGCAACGGCCTGTGATACCAATTTAACACAGGCTGCCACGGCATCTAGCCTCATAATTGCATCAGCATTGACACTTACGCCCGTATCACTGATGATAATACCCAAATCACGTGCCGTAGCGTTTACAGGTGTAAACGTCTGCCCACCTCCAACATCCACCGGGTCCGGTGGCATAAATGCTGCTTTAACTCGACCGAAGAGGCCGAGCCGTTTGTCATCTGGCATTGAATTAGCCTCCTAGAATCGTTTTAGAAAATCCTCCACAGTCCCGCGACCAGCAGGATTTAGAGAAATTAATGACACCGCATTAAACAACGCATGCACCAAATCTACTTTCGCCCACCCTGCTGCCGCCTTTGTTGAGTGCAAAGCACTGCCTCGCAGCTCAATCTTTACATTGGATATGTTCCACGTCATAATATCCTGGTCGGCGTGGATCAATGTATTCCCAGCCAAGGCGCGCTCAGTTGTCTTTATCGCCCCAGAAAGTCTGTAGCCTTGGGCCACTGCCACGATACGAGAGATGTCAATATTGTACTCAGGTCCTGTCAAAAGGTCAATAATTGCCGAGATTCCGGCTGCATCGACCCCAATTGCGTTCTTTTCCGGCAGAATTCCGGCCTTTTCCAGCTTAAGCACGATGTCACACAACTGTTCAATGTCCTGTCCAGGCAGATCTACAATGGTTAGGTCTCCATCACGTTCAAAATCCTTGAGTCGGGAAGATATCTGCTTGATGCGCTCAAGTACGATGCTATGTGCCCATCCGTGGCTCCACGAGAGCCAGCGTCTCGTCTTTTTGCACCGGCCTACGACGGACAACCCCAACAAGTCAGACAAGCCACCTCCGTCGATACCCACCACAGCCACTTCACATCGCTCGATCAGTGTATCCAATGTCAGAGTCTTGTCTGCTGTTTGCAGCCAGTAGTCCGACCCACCAAATCTATCATCTCTGAGGTTGATGCCTAATTCGATATTGCCAAATTTCGCCCAGAAGTCCAGTTCCTCAGCCCCGCCAATCTGCTTGGCTTTGCCCATGGCATCTTCAAGAAAATTCCGGTCAACAGAATAGCCCAAACTGGGGTTAACAAGTTCCAACCCTTCAACGGTCTTCGCTCTACCACTGTCTAGCCAGCTTCTTGGGTGCTCAAACATGAGGGCAAAACGCCTTTTGTCTTCGACAACACCATCCCGAATATTGCGGAACATCTGCAAATCATTTTTGAACACACCTGCTGGCGGGGCGCTGCTCTGCGTTGATAGCTTAAGCACATAGCCTTCGGGGCGTGCAGCAAGCCCACCTGCTGCTTCGCGCAGTAGAGCTGAGCCATTTTCACGCAGACCAAACAAATGAGCCTCATCGATAAGCAATACACTCGCTTTGCTGCCGGTTACTGTGTTCTCCTCAGCTGCCACAACTTTTAAAACGGCACCAGTTACACGGTTTGTCAGTGTCTTAGTGTGGGTGCTGATGTTGATTAGCTTAGAAAGCTCTGGATCAGCACGAACACTGTCGGCAGCTGGCTTGAAGGACGCTTGCGCAATCTCAATTGTCGGCGCTACGATCATGTAGATAGCAGACTTGCGCCAGCCGATGATCAGATGCGTTAGCATGATGGCACTTGCAATAGTACTCTTGCTGTTCTTCTTCGGGATCAACAACAGGATTTCTTTCAGCAAGTTATTGCCGGACTCCGCATCGTAAGCACCGAAGCAGTATTGCACGAACCGAAGCAGCTCAGTGGCAGTACATTGACCATACGTTGGCGATCCGGGCACGTCAACAGCCCGGAGCCTCTTGAAGACGCTCATGGCCGTAGCTGCATGTTCTGGGTAGATTGGGTCAGGTACTAGGGATTGCCTAGCCTCTAAACGCTGCTCCCAGTCTGGAACAGAAGTTTGGTAGTCAGGCACGCTCATGCTGCTCTCTCAAGTTGCTGGATCTTCACACTAAATCCTCATGTTGTCAATGGCAATATTGCCGATGTGCCAATAGTATCATAGCACAAATGCCATTGTCAAACAGGCAAAGTGCTAACTAGCTCACAGAACGTAGATTTGGTGGGCTTGTGGTGGGGAAAGCCTGAGAAATCTCCTCTGCCTCCATCTGGGCAGCTTCCTTTTTTCCGATCTCGCCGGGTTTGGCGGTTTCAAAGCCGCAGGCGGCAATCGCAGCACGAAGCTGGTTCGGGCTTGCATCAATGTGGCCAAGGGCAATCTGCCTCAGCAGCTCCAGCATTGACATACCAGTATCTTCAACAGGCGCAGGCTTCTTGCTGGTACCCTTTGGCCTACCAGCGCCGGGCCTCTTGCCGCCATGCTTCTTCACACTCTCTTCATCGACCATTCCTCTTCTCCTTAGCCAAGTATTGCAGATAGGCGTCCAGGCTCTGGAATTGCATTTTCTTGTGTGCCGACTGCACCTTCTCATCTGACACGTCCTCAGACTTCGCAGGAATCGCTGTGCGATCATCGGCGACATCAGTAGGTACATCGGTAGCGGGTGCAGTCTCCTGCTGCTTAGCAGGCCGCCCACGCCGTTTCGGTTGATTTTCCGCCATTGTTAATACTCCTAATT